CACGGCTTACGGCATCGCGATCGACAAGGGCATGTTCAACCCCAACGAAGCGCGCGCCAAGGAAAACATGAACGCGCGCCCAGGCGGCGACGAATTCCGCATCGGTTCCGGCTCAACCGTCGAGGGCGATACGTCGCCCAGGCCACCCGCAAACCGCGCTCCGGCGCCTTCTCCGCAAGAGGAAGAAGAATGAACGAGCATATTCTCGGCGCGATTCGTTCGCAGCCGTGGGCAATCCTGCCCGAATATCTCGAAGCAATCGAGGCGGTGGCGCTCCGCATGATGGAGCACCCGGCGCTGCTCGCGGTCGAGCGCGACGGCCATATTGAACGGCAGGCCGAGGCGACAGCGCGGATGGGCGAGCGCGCTCCTAGCACTCGCACCGCCAGCATGCGGGACGGCATCGGTATCCTACCCGTGCTCGGCCCCATCTTTCCACGATCGAACCTCATGACGCTATCGGGTGCAACCGCGCTCGATCAGGTCGCGGCGGATCTGCGCGCGCTGCAGGCGAACCCGGAGATCCGCAACATCCTGATGGTCATGGACACGCCGGGGGGCGCCGTTTCCGGAGCCAATGACATGGGTCAGCTTATCGCTTCTTCGGAGAAGCCGATCGCGGTCCATGTTACCGGCATGTGCTGCTCTTTGGGCTACTGGCTTGCCAGCCAAGCCGCCGGCGGGATCAGCACCGATCCCACGGGTGTCGTTGGCTCGATCGGCGTTTTGATGACCGCCTCCTATCAGGAGGGGCCTGATCAGAATGGCCGGCGCGCGGTCGATATCGTCAGCTCGAACGCGCCGAACAAGCGGCCGGACCTCTCGACGGAGGAAGGTCAGGCGCAAATCCGCCAGATGCTCGACGGCATCGAAAGCGTCTTCATTTCGAATGTGGCCCGTGGCCGTGGCGTGACCGAAGCGACGGTCCGCAACGAATTCGGCGCGGGCGGCACGAAAACCGGAAAGCAGGCCAAAGAGGCCGGCATGATCGACCGCATCGAGCCCACCGGGCTTGAGGGTGCGATTCGCCGGCTCGCGCGGCCTGCCTCTCCGGCCCCGTCACGGCGGACGGCCGCGACGAACAAACTGGCAGCACTCAAAGCTAGCCTCTAACACGAAAGGAATGAAGCTATGCGCATCACTGCGCTTAAGCAGAGCCTGGCGGCCGTCGTCGGATCGATGGACGGTATTCTCCAGGTGGCTGCCGACGACGACAATCGCGAACTGACTGCCGAAGAGCAGGTGCAATTCGACAAATATTCGGCCGAGGCGGAGAAGCTTCAGGCCTCGATCAAACGCGAAGAAGGCATGTTGGCGCTCAAGGCATCGGCCGCCAAGCCGATCGACCTGCCGCAGAGCCAGCAGCCGCGCGTTCCGGCTCAGCCGGGTGCGAAGCTCGAAAAGGGCGTGATCGTCGGCCGCATTGCGCTTGCCATCGCGGCGGTCGGCGGTGGCGATCAACGCGCCCTTGCCGCCCACGCGCAGGAACTGTGGGGCGATGAAACCGGCCAGATCGTCGCGAACATGCAGCAGTCCACAGGCGCGAACGGCGGCTATCTGGTCGATACGACCTACAGCAAGGATTTCGTGGAATTCCTGCGCCCCCGCGTCGTGATCCGTCGCATGGGCGCGCAGTCGGTGCCCATGCCCGAGGGCAACCTCACCATGCGCAAGCAGACCGGCACGTCCAGCGCGGGCTACGTCGGCGAGCGCGTGCCGGCGCCAACCACCGATATGCAGGTCGGCAACCTCAACATGACTGCAAAGAAGCTGATGGCGCTCGTGCCGATCACCAATCAGCTGCTGCGCCGCGCTTCCATGGACGTGGATATGCTGGTCCGCAACGACCTCGTTTCGAGCGCGGCCGTCAAGGAGGATCAGCAGTTCATTCGCGGCGTCGGGTCCGCAACCGGGCCGACTGGCCTCCGCAGCCTGATCAATGGCGGCAATGTCATCCCCGCGACGGCCGGCGCCCCGGATCTGGTGACGGTCACTTCGGACATGGCGAAGATCAAGCTCGCGGTGATCAACGCGAACGTGCCGATGATCCAGTGCGGTTACATCATGTCGCCGACGACCGCGACGTTCCTCGAAAATCTCCGCGACGCCAATGGCAACAAGGCTTTTCCGGAGGTCGCCGAGGGTCGCTTCGGTATCTATCCGATCGGAATGAGCACCTCGATCCCCGACAACCTCGGCGTGGGCGGGAACGAATCCGAAATCTACTTCGGCGACTTCTCGCAGTTCCTGATCGGCGACACGTATCAGGTGACGTTGGCAGCCTCATCCGAGGCCGCTTACGACGACGGCGGCGTGATCCGTGCCGCCTTCTCGAACGATGAAACGGTGGTGCGCCTGATCCAGGAGCACGATACGCAGCTGCGCTACGACAAGTCGTTCGCGGTGCTGACCGCCGTCATCTGGAAGCCGTAAGCTCCCGCAAATCGACGAACCTGACAAGGGCGCCCACGGGCGCCCTTGTCGCATTGGCGCTGCTAGCCGCCCTGGAGACGAACAATGGCCGTCAAGTTCCTGAAGCCGACGCAGGTCGGCACGCTCTACAACGAAGGCGAGGTCGCCGGTTTCGATGAGGAAACCGAGGTCAAGCTGATCGAGGCCGAGGTGGCCGAGGCGGTGAAGCCGGACAAGAAAGCCACGCCGGCGCCCGCCGCCTAAATTCCCAAAACGCGGGGCTGGTCATGGCCGGCCCCGTTCTTTCACTTCGTCGGAGGTGACCATGGAAGACGACAAAATCGCCAACCTTCTCACCCTCGACGAAGCGAAAGCGCAGCTGAGTATGGAGGTCGGGCAAGAGAGTCCGCTCGATCCGCATCTGACCAGCCTGATCCAGGCCGCAGCGGCAATGATCGCGCGTCGGATGGGAAAACCCGGTGCTCCGCTTGCCGATGCCGACACGGGCGTTTGGCTGACCATGGACGCGATCCCTGCCGATATCCCGCTCGCGGGGAAGATGATCGTCGCGGAGCTTTATGCCAACCGCGAAGCGAGTCTTGCCGACATACCGTTCGTTGAAGATCTGATCCGCGACTATGCCGGGGTCAGCTTCGCGTGACGGCGCCGCTCTTACCGGCGGGAAAGCTTCGCTTCCGTGTCCGCTTCGAAAAAGATGCATCCGCCAAAAGCTTCATGGGGGCTGGCAAAAAAGCATGGGAACTGCATGACCGCGCCTGGGCGTACGTCGAGGACGTTCCGCCCGCGCGAATGGATCGCAGCGAGGGCCAGATCGATATCGTAAAGCGGCCAACGCGCATTCAGCTGCGCCACAGGACTGACATCACGCGTGATATGCGAATCGTGCTGGACGAAGGGCGGCCGACGCAGCGGATCGTCGAAATATATGCCGGCCCGGTCGATTTGGTGAACCGTCGCACAGGTCGTGTCGAAGGTATCGAAATCCTTGCGCAGGACTTCTCCACGAAGGGGGAGCCGGCCTGATGGCGAGACTGAAAAGTACAGTCCGGCAAGCGATCGACCAGCTGCCGGCACACATCGTGGAGAACCTCGCAAAAGGCGGCATGCGCAAATTGCTAACCGTCATCGCAAATGGCGCGCGCGAGAATTGCCGCTCGCCCGAAGTAAAGGCCGACATCAAGATCAGCGTCCGCGTCGAACCCGGTTTGATCGTGGGTAAGGTGCTGGTTAAGGGGCCGAACGCTTTCAAAGCCCCGTGGCTGGAGCATGGAACAGATCCGCACTTCATCACGATTGAGGACGGGCTGCGTGAGGGCCGCACCGTTCGCCGGGTCAATAAGCTCGTGCGCGAGGGCTCGCTCGTTGTCGGTGGGCATTTCGTCGGCCCGACCGTCCACCATCCTGGCGCGAAGCCGTACCCGTTCATCCGTCCCGCGGTGGATACGAAACTGGATCAAGGCTTGGCCGAGATGCGGGCTCATATCGCTGAGCAGGCCGGGAAGCTGGGATCGCCAGCACCAGCACAATCGGAGGATGAACAATGAGCGGCGTCGCGATCATCGGCGCGCTGCTCGGTCGGAGCGCTGAATATTTGGCGATTGTACCGGCCGAGCAGACTGCGGCTGGCGCGCTCCCTATTGGTACGCGGTTGCCGGCTACGGTCGTGATGAAGATCAGCGGCGTGGACGTTCAGTATCTCGCTGAGCTTGGCCCTTGCCGTCAGCGCGTGCAGGTGTCCGTCCGCACGCCGGATTATGCGACCAAGGATCTGCTGATCCCGATCGTCAAGGCGGCCTGCGCCGGCTTCACCGGCGCGCTCGTAACTGAAGTCGGCACCTTCGCGGACGTGGCGGTGCTTTCTGCCGGCGAAGGGCCGGATTTCGACGATGGCGAGAAGGGCATTTATCAGGGCAGCCATGACTTCATGGTGACCTTTACGCCCGCCGCCTGATCAATAACGGAGGTTGATATGGCACGCGACGCGGTAGCGCTGCGCACCTTTGAGCATGCGCGCGACTCATACCCCGCCGGTTCGGTTATTCGGGACCTGTCGGACGGTCATTTCGCGGACTGGGAAGCCGTGCGGCTGGTCCGCGCCGCAACGCCGGAGGAGAGCGCGGAGGCTGCGAAGCCGCGCCGCCAGCGTCGATCGCGCGCACCGCGCTGATCCAGTTTGCCCGCTGAGGGCAAAGACCCGCTCGCGTGTTGCGAGCTTACCACCAGGAGAAAACCATGTCCGGTTCGTCCACCTCGGCGGGCACCAAGTATTTCATCTGTGCCGCTGCCCCCGCCACCTTTGACGAGGCAGGCTATGCCGCCCTCGCCTGGAGTGAAGTCAAGAAAGTCGAGAGCATTCCCGCTTTCGGCCCGACCGCCGACCCCGTTACGTTTCAGCCGCTCGACGGCGATGAAGAGACGCACAAGGGCGCGGTCAAAAATGGCAGCATCCAGATCCCGCACGCGGTCGTTCCGACCGACGCGGGACAGGTCATCCTGCGCACCGCAGCTGAGCCTGGCAACAATGCGCTCTACTCGCACAAGGTGCTCTTTCCCGATGGCTCCGGCAGCTATTTCCAGGGCCGGGTCCTGGGCGCTCCGCGTGGCGCCGAGGGCGCGAACAGCATCCGCAAGGCGACCGCGACCGTCGCGATCTGCACGCGACCCGTCGATTTCGACGGCGCTTAACCGCTGACCAAATTCCGCACCGCATGACGCGGCGCGGTCAACGCGCATCGGCCCGCCCCGTCTTCGCAGGAGCGGAGCGGGCCGGTGCACCATCCTGCGAAAGGTTATGACCCATGTTGAACTTGCTGACGTTAGGTGCTGCCGAAACGAGCGCCGTGGTGCTCAAGACTGCCAAGGGCGCAAAGCTCATTGGCGAAGATAAGCAGCCCGTGATCATCACCCTGTTCGGTCCGGGTAGTGATCAGTTCGAGGACGCCTCCCAAGCCCGCCTCGATCGCCAAATCGAGCGGCGCCGCATCCGGGGCGATGCGCCGCTGACCGGTGCCGAAATTCGCGAGGACAGCGCGCAGTTCCTCGCTGACGTGACTCACAGCGCGAGCGCGAATTTCTCGATCGAGCCGGATGGCCGCCCGCTGCAGACCAGCGAGGATTTCGTCAAGCTCTACTCTCACAAGCCGCTGGGCTACATTTATGAGCAGCTTACGCGCGTGCTGAACGACTGGAGCAATTTTACACCCGGCTCGGTGACCAGCTAAGCCTCTACGTCCGTCAGCTGGCGTGGCTTGGAGCCGCACCGCGACCACCCCAAGCGGTCAAGGATGCGCCCAAGCCACTCACCCGGCTTGAGCAGATGAAAGAGGCCGGCACCGAGCCGCACTTTCCTTACAATCCACTCCCCCGTTTCATCGATCGACTGATGGAGATCGGGCCGGTTGAACCGGCTGGCATGGATCGGGGGCCAATCACTTGGCAAAGCATCGTCGCCTGGCAGACCGCGACCCGCACAAAGCTGCGGCCGTGGGAGATGCGGATGCTCCGGCGCCTTTCTTGCGACTACCTGACGGAAAGTCGGGCGGCCGAGGAAATGCACCGGCCGGCACCATGGGCGCCGCTGCGCCGCAGCAGTATCGAACTGAAGGCGGAAGTGAACGCCCTTCGGGCGGTGCTTCGCGCACATCAATGAACCGCATCGCGAAATCGAAAGGAGGTAACCATGGGACAGCCTGTCGCATCCATGGAAGTCGATTTCGCGATGCCCATCGCCGGCGCGCTTGCCGATGCCGAAAAGTTCGGGACCGAAGTCGAGAAGATGGCGGCGGCGGCCGTTGGGCAGATGGATCGTGTCGAACGTGCCGCCAAGGGCATGTTTGACACGTCCGGTGCCGTCACTTCGGCCAAGAAATTCGGCGATGCGACCAGCGCGACCAGCGCGCAGGCCATCCGCGAGCTGAACCGGATCGAACGCGCCGGCGAAAGCCTGTCGTCTCGGCTCGATCGGCAGCTGTCCACCTTTGGCAAGACTACCTCGGAAATCCGTGCAATGAAGGTCGAGACGGCCGCACTGGCGGCCGAGCAGGCAGGTCTGGGCGAGTTGGCCCAGCGCTTGCGCGCGCAGGAATCGGATCTTTGGGCTGCGGAATATGCCGCCGCGCGCCAGCAGTCCATGGTGGAGCAGGCCTTGGCGGAGGATCGCGCCGCCGCGTCCGAAAGGGCGATAGCAGACAAGGCTCGCGAAGCTGCGGCCCTCCGCAACGCAGCTGCTGCCTATCAGGCCTTCGAACAGCGCGCCAAGGCTGGATCTACGGCCTATGCCGGCGCCGATGCGGTCATTTCCGGCCTCCAGAAGGAGGCCGACATGTTCGGCAAGTCGGCGGTTCAAATTCGCGCGATGCGAATCGAGGAGGCTGCCCTCGCGGCTGAGCAAGCTGGCATGCCCGAGCAAGCCGCTCGCATCCGCGCCGCCTATGAGCAGCTGCTCTCGGTAGAGGGCCAGCATGCCGGCAAAATGGGCCTGAATTCGACGCAACTCATGATCGCGGAAGGCGCGACGCATCGTTACGTCGATAGTCTGCTGGCGGGAATGTCGCCGATGCGCGCCTTCATGATGCAGGCGGGCGACATCGGGAATATCCTCGCGATGGACAATGGCGGCGTGGCCGGCGGCCTGGCCAAAGTGCGCGCGCTGATTAATCCTGTGACCATTGGCGTGGCTGCGGCATCGGCTGTTCTGATCGCCGGTGTCGCGGCGTGGATGAGCTATTCCAACGCCATCGATCGCTTCGACCAGATCGCCCACGGTTCCGGCGCGATGATCAACGCGACCGGTGAGC